GATTTCAAATTTAAAGACTCAGGTCTCTGCTAACAAAGCGAATGCTGATAGTCAATTTTCGAATGTAACCAATCAGCTAGCACGAAAAGTAGAGATTACTGACTTCCAGAGAGTCAGAGAGACAAGCCAGCTCTATGAAAGAATTCTTGGTAATACTGAAAATGGTATTGTTAATAATGTCGCTCGTATGACTTTGACAAGTCAGATGTTCCAGGTTGAAGTTGGTAAGGCTTTTGCAAATCACCAAAATTTATTTTTGAGTTCGACCGCAACAAAAGGATTCTTAGGTAACGCTGGGGTTATTAACGTTGCGAATAACACACAAAAAGAGATCACATCTGATTTCATTTCAGTAGAACCAAACTCAAAAATTATTTTTCAGCATTGGGTAACTCTTCCTGAGAATGGAATGGCTTGGACGGCTTGGCAATTTTTCGACAAAAACAAGAACTCTATCGATATTCGTAGAACTGGATTGAACGCTTATAAGACAACAACAGGTAAGCAACACAATATCAATCAAATTATTGTACCAGCTAATGCTTATTTCATCAGAGTATCAGCTCGTATGTATAATGATGGATTGATAAAAATTGAACACGGTTCGGTTCCATCTGATTATTCAGTTGCACCAAATGATGCTCTTGAAGCTGTTAAAACAGTTCAAAGTCAACTGGCTGGATCATGGGCTGTCCAAAATCTAACCAGCGCTGGCTCAATCGTTTCTCAAATCAATGCAACGAACAATCAAATCTTAATTGAAGCTGAAAAGATTCGATTGAAAGGTAAGACCTTGCTCGACGAATTGACAGCTATTCAAGGTTATTTTAAACGATTGTTCGTGGGCGATGCCAATGTCGGAACGCTCAATTCAGACATCATTAGAGCTAACTCTATCACAGCTGATAAGCTGGTCATGGATATGGCCATGGCAAGACGTTTCGTCTCAAGTGATATCTTCACGGATACGCTTGCTGCTAAAGAAGCCTTTATCAATAAACTTCGGTCAGTCGTAGTTACTGCCACCTTACTTGAAGGTTATAGAGGCCGTATCGGTGGGTTCCAGATTGGTACACATGATAACGACCTAAGCTCATTCTGGTTGACTGGATTAGACCAGTTTAAGGTCGGCATGAGTAATGGTAGAGGTCGTGAGTTTCAGACAGCCTTCTGGGCCAACTGGGGGAACACTTGGGGAAGACCAGGGCCATTATCTTGGTACGTCACGTTAGACGGTCAAATGTACTGTAACAACAATGCGACCTTCCATAGAGTAGTTGATTTTTCAAGCACCTGCTCTGCTAATTTTTATGGAGCAAATTCGTTTTATAAAGATATTTACATGCGCAATAGTTCTGAAATCTACGGTACAGGTTCAACCCCTCGAGCTGGAGGTAAGAATTCGGTTGTTTGGTGGAACCAGGTCGGAGATGGTAGTCTCAAGTATCATATCGACAAGGCTTCCGACAAGCGCTTGAAAGAGAATATTGTGGATAGTAACATTGTTGCTCTAGATAAAATCAAGCAATTGAAAATGAAATCCTTTGATTTCATAAGCACTGGCAAGCATGAAGAAGTTGGTTTGATTGCACAAGAAGTTGAAGCCGTACTTCCGTCAGTGATTTCCAAAAATCCTGAAAAAGCAGATGATTACTTGCACATCGACTATGTAGCGATTGTGCCTTATTTGATTAAGTCTATTCAAGAGTTAAATCAGAAAATAGAAGAAATGGAGAAAATAGTAGCATGAATGACAACATGAATGAAGTAGTAAATCAACTGATGCTTGATTCACTAACCAAAAAGTTAGGAGCAAGTGTTCAAGATTCAGCAAGATTCGAGGCCCTTTATCTGTATGTAGCAAGCGAGTTGCATACAATGAAAGAGGTTCTTGAATATGATCCAGCTTTAAAAGAGCTATTTGAAGAAGTGAAAGGAAAAATGACAAATGGCAATCAATAATTATGAACTAGCGACCAAACCTTATACTCGTGGTTTTGGAGACAAAGTTACAACCGTTGTAGAAATCCGTTTGCAAGATGGGAATCGTTATAGCACTAACCAGCGGGAATTGGCTGGCGACCGAACACAAGACCAAGAAGACGTGCTTATTCAGGCAGTATTGGATATTGTGAAATCTGAATTAGATCCAGGTGCAGCGATTGTCAAAGCACAAGCACAGCTTGAACAGGCTGAGCAGCAGATTGCGCAAAATAAGAGCGAGCAGAACAGAATTGCTGCGCTTGCAAATAAAATCGATAAAGTCGTACGTGTCATGGCACAGGATTCAATCATGGGCGAGAAAATTGCCTACGGAACAACCTACAAGGAGCTTGTCGAACTCTTCCCATTTGTTGAAGAAGGCAAGGCTTATCAACAAGGTGATATGTTTGTCGTTGAAGATCCTGAACACGTCGAATTAAACGGCGAGGGCAAGCGTGTCCTGATTCAGACAAATCAGGCTTTTACTTACAAAGGCGAATCTCTCAAACAACTTGAAGGTGGACCATCTCAAAATGGCCTTCTTGCGATTTGGAAGTGGGATGGCCAAAAGAATAGAAGTGATCTTGATACCACTCGAGTTCCTGCACAATAGATTGGAAGTGG